ATAAAGATTTTTCCCTCTTAGCTCAGTTGGTAGAGCAAATGACTGTTAATCATTGGGTCGCTGGTTCGAGCCCAGCAGAGGGAGCCAAAACATGGTACTGTCTTTGTAATCCGAAGACGGCTAAGTCGCCCTAGGGTCGAGTGGGTAGAGCCTAAAACGCCGGTATAGCTCAGTTGGTAGAGCAGTTGCCTTGTAAGCATCAGGTCCCGAGTTCGAATCTTGGTGCCGGCACCATAACAACGCCCCGATGGTGGAATTGGTAGACACGCTGGTTTTAGGTACCAGTGCTTCGGCGTCCGAGTTCGAGTCTCGGTTGGGGCACCAATTATTAGGAAGCGTGGCAGAGTGGTTTAATGCACCGGTCTTGAAAACCGACGAGGGTGAAAGTCCTCCGTGAGTTCGAATCTCACCGCTTCCGCCAAAATGTAGTAACTAGTGTTTGAGTGCAAATTTTTAACAAGCACGAAAGGAAACAAAATGTGGGCTTTATTTGTAGTAACTCTACTTCCACAGATTGATGATGCGAAAGTGGTGCGATACAAAGAGTTTAAAGATAAAGGTTCTTGTGTCGCAGAGATGGTTAGATTAGAGCAATATGAATTAGGTAAACTTGAGTACGCACTTTGCTCTAAAGTTAAGATATATAAGAAATAACTCGGTATAGCACAGCCTGGTAGTGCGCTTGTTTTGGGTACAAGAGGTCGTTGGTTCGAATCCAGCTACCGAGACCAAAATTCAGAATGAAGGATATATAATGAAAAATCTAATTGCATCATTTATGATTGGTGTTAGTGCTTTGGTTGCAATGCCTGCTCACGCTGGTTGGTTCTCTGATGATGCTGATGTTGCAAGTCGCAATCTTAGTAAAGCAGCCGATAATTTTGAGGTAATGCGCCGTATCGTTTTTATGAACAATGTTACAAACGCATACATGTTAGAAATCATTGGATACTGTTCTATCAACGTTGATGAAATGGAAAAACAACTTGAAGTGACATGTATGACTGACGATGACTTCAAAAAGCATTTTCTTGGTTTGAATGATACTACAACATACTTTGTTGAACAGTTGCAACCAAGCCGAGTGAGTCGTAGTCATTATCGTGTAACGTTTAAGCCGCAGGCTATTATTCCCGATATTGATTTTCGTTGGGACCAAGATGATTTGACCACAAATCATTCCGAAGCAAATCAATAATAGTGTCCCCTATAAAATGGGGTCTTTCCAGGTCCGAAAGGATTCTGCGTCTCAAATCCTCTAAATGTTGAGGTCGCATAGATGAAGTTAGACTGTTGATAGTCTATGCGGTGTGGTAACAGTCTATCCCTACATTGGGTGTCGGTGTAGGAAGAAATCAAAACGTCTAGACGATTGTCTAGGCGTTAGGGCACCCCAAATTCAGATTTCACCTGACGGGGTGAAATTGTAGTGCAAGGAAACGATGCCTAGGCAGAGGCATTAACTTGACTCATACGCTGTGGTGGCGCTGTAAGACTCTGGAGACAGAGAGTTGCAGGAAAAGTAAGAGTAACCATCTTACTGTGAGGTTCGACCGAATTAACGATAGGTATCTGCGTTAGGTCGTTGGAGGTATACCCGAGTCCTCCCTACAACATCCTGAGCATGATGTAAAAAGGCTCACTTATCATTGAAATTTCTAATAGTAAAAATCTCGTTTTTGGTTGACAATTACACTATATAATGATATACTAATGCACAAGAAAGTTGAGTTGACTTTCGTGTATTATCTTTTATCGCCGTGAGGCGCCTTTTCTCTAGGAGAGACTATTATGAAAAACGTAATCGCATTAACAGCAATTTTAACTGCAACTTCGGCTAACGCATTTTTTGATGATGGTAATGGAAACCACTCTGGTGGTGCATCGTCTACAATGAACGGTGATGCAGAAGGTCGTGGTGTAGCAACGTTCTCTATGAACTTCTCTGCAAGTGCTAACACAAAAGCAAACTTTGATGCAGATGGTGAAGGTTCAATGCAGAACATGTTTACTGGTCAGAATGAGCCAGTTTATTACTACCGCCCAGAAGGCTACGGTAAGTAAGAGATAGATATCCTGGGCATGATGAAAACTGCCCATTTTATGCGGATGTAGCTCAGTTGGTAGAGCGTCTGCCTTCCAAGCAGAATGTCGCCAGTTCGAACCTGGTCGTCCGCTCCAAATTAATAAGGAGATATTATGGCTAGAAATGAAAATTGGGTTGATAACTTTATTAAGAATCTCCCAGAGTTTGAAGGTGTTGCTTTAGATATCGGTGCTAATCATGGCATCTATACAAAACTCTTAGCTTCTAAGTTTCAAACTGTCTATGCGTTTGAACCACATCCTGATAACGTAGCACGAATCAGTGCTAATGTTTCTAGCCCTAATGTGGTCGTTGAACAGAAGGTTGTTGGCACTTCAGATGGTAAGTCAACGCTCTTTGTTTGTCGATCAAATGATGGTGGTCACACTATCATGGAAGGTCTTGCTGAACATAGTAAATGGGGTCATACCAAAGACAACTACATTGACGTAGAGTCTGTGACACTTGATACATTTTGTGAAGGCAAGTCGGTCAAGTTCATTAAGTGCGATATCGAAGGTGGCGAGTACGAAATCTTTTACTCTGGTGAACAGATGCTAAAAGACAACTCACCCATGATCGTATTAGAGACACATCAAGTCTCTAACTTTGAAGATGACCAAATGAAGCGTGATAAGCTATATTCTTATTTTAAGGACTTGGGTTATTATACTCTAAATACTAATGGCGACGAAGTAACTTCGTTTACATATGATACCCATTATCTGTTAGGAAAGTAGCTTATGTTCTCTGCAATGATTTTGATTTGTGCTGGCTCAATTCATACACCAGACACTTGTTTTATGCAAGTGTATGATGATTTGTTCAACACTTATGATGAGTGTAGGTCAGTAATAGTCAACTCTGTAAGAGACAATCCAGACTTGTTTAGCTTTTTCGATGAAGAGCTTAATATGATGTGGAAGCCCGTTGATTGGGAATGCCTAAACTGGAAAAGATTGAAGACGTAAAAAAGGGGGCTTGCGCCCCCTTTTCATTTAGTTTTTCTTCAGTGCGTCTGCGCCGAAGAAGGCTGATACCAATACTGCAATTGATGCAAAGTATGTCGGTGCGATATCTGCAATGAGTGTTGCCGCTTGATCAAGACCAAGCAATGAAGTTAGCGCAATACCGATTGGGTATACTAGAAGACCGATTAGCGAGAACCAAGCCATTCTACGAATAGCGTCACGCTGTGCATCTTTATCTTCAAGTGCTTTACGCTTGAATTCTAGGTGCATTGCCATCTCTTCTTTTGAGATGTGTCCGTCACCGTTTGCGTCAATCTCTGCCGCCGCTTCTGCGTCGATAGTAGTTGCGCCTTCGTCTAGTTGTTTTGCCATTTACTTCTCTCCTTTTAATAATGTAATAGCACCCCAACCGATTGCGCCATAAGCCGCAAGCTTTGCAAACGGTCCTGCGAGGATAATTACAAGTCCAACTCCGATTAGCACTACACCATCGAAGGTTGTTCTTTCTGTTAGTCTATTTTTTAGCCAGTTCATTTTCTAACTCCTTTATTCTTTGTTCGAGTTCGTCTATCTTCTTTGTGACTTTTGGATAGCGTTTACGCCATGCTTGTGGATCGTCTTGTAGAAAGTCCCAACCGAATTTGTCTACAAGAGAATCAAGCAACAAGTCAAACTTTGACATAAGATAGAGAGCCGCATGTGTGTTTCTAAACCACGCTAAGAATGCTGCCCCTAAAAGAGAACCAGCGATTGCTGTATAAATCCACAGCGTATCGCCAAGCATTCTTTCAATCATTTCAATCATTGATTCTTCTCCGTGTACCTAACATAGTGATCCATGCCATGGTCGTATGCACCATCGAACGGAACACCTTTCTGCCAAGCACGAAGACGACCACGCCACTGATCTTTTACTCTTTGCCAGTAGGTATTGGGTCTAATATTTCCGTAGTAATTGATGTACCTTGGAGCGCACGTATGTCTATATCCGAGGACTGCAAACGGGACTTTAGGTACAACGTCATTATTGTTAACATGACGATAATGAGGAATGTGTGAAAAAGAGTTGACAAAGCTTCTAGTTCCTACTCTTGGTGAGCCGTATGTGTATAGAGCGTCCACTCTATCAGCCAAACGACTTGTTGCGATTGTAGCCATTGCACCGCCTAGCGAATGACCAGTAATGTAGAAGCGTTTACCCTTTGCTTTGTCGAGCCACTTTTCAATGCTTGCCCATACTTTATTGACTTCTTCTTGGAAGCCATTATGAACCCAACCATGCCCGTTATTTGCTCTATCGGGAATAGCGTTAAGGTCTGCTTTAATGTCTGAGAATTCGTCTGGTTCTGTACCACGAAACGCTAACACAAATTCGTCTGCGTTCCAGATAACATGACACTGTGCGCCATCGATATCGATAAAGTGATGCTGGCGGTAGCCAAGTGCCTTGAATCTTGGTTTAGCTTCTGGACCGTCTAGATAAGCAGTCTGAGCTATTTGTGCCATCTTATGGCAATGTTCTATATGTTGTCCCATATTTTACCCTAGTGAGTGATAAGAGAGACATAGTATAGGTTCGTTAAAAAAATAATATATTCAAAAATACGTTACTATTTATGAAAATGCCATATTGACAAGCCCTACATAGTAGTGTATGCTTCTAGCTAATGAAAGGAGATGTGAATGTTCACACAGAAGCAAGTAGAAGATATCGTAGAACTACTATCACGGCTTACGCCGTCTACAAAAGTTTACTTAGGATGTGATTCAGTTCGCTATTTTAGAAATGGTCGTGCGCATGGGAGATACGCAACTGTCTGTATTATTCACATGAACGGAAAGCACGGCTGTAAAATCTTCTCCAACATTAGTTATGAACCAGATTATGATGTAAAGAAAGACAGACCAAAGATGCGCATGTTGAATGAAGTACGCAAGGTCTGTGAACTATACAATCAACTCATCCCATTCATAGACGAATTCGATATTGAGATTCACCTTGATATCAATACTGATCCGAAGCATGGCTCAAGTTGTGCGGCTTCGGAGGCGGCTGGCTATGTACTAGGTGTAACTGGCATTGAACCTAAACTGAAGCCTGATAGTTGGGCGGCGTCTTTTGGTGCAGATGGGGTAGCACATGGAAGGACAGAGTATGCTACATAAAGGAACATTTCGTGCAGACGAAGCGATACGATATTTAACAGAAAAGATTGAGTTCGACACTGTGTTAGATATTGGTGCTGGTGAAGGTCTACAGTCTCAGTACTTTCGAGACCAAGGCAAGACTGTTACATCTACTGACTTATTTGGTTGGGATGAAGGTTTTGTTGTAGGTAACTACATGGACTTAGAGTTTGAACCTCATGATGTTACTTGGGCAAGTCATATGCTTGAGCATCAACTAAACGCACACGACTTTTTAAAGAAGGTTCGCAAAGAGACTAAGGTTGGTGGCTATACTTGTATCACAGTGCCTCCTCTAAAGCATGAGATTGTTGGCGGTCACGTGTCTGTGTGGAATGCGGGTCTTATGATGTATCATCTTGTTCTTGCTGGCTTCAATTGTAATAATGCACGTGTAAAGCAGTATGGCTATAACATCACTGTGATTGCTCAAGCAGAAGAATTTGAGTTGCCTTCAAACTTAGAATATGACATGGGTGACATTGAAAAACTAAAACCTTGGTTGCCTTCGATTGCAAGACAGGGATTCAATGGTAATATCAAAGAACTAAATTGGAGTTAGACTATGCCAATGCCTCGTAAACCAGGCTTCTTCTATCGTTTGTTTAACGACTTATACGAAGTGAAGATATACAAAGACGATGAGCCACCAAGAGTGTTCTACATGAAGAGAGTGAGTCGTTTGAATAGTAAACACTTCAAAGGTATAGATGAGAATGGTCAAAGTGTAGAGTATAAGACAACAGAAGACTTTGACTTCTTTAAAAGAAAGTTGTATTGATGAGATGGTATGATTATGTTGCTTGCTGGTGGTTCGCTGACATGATTGCAGTGGGACTGTTAAATTTTGCTATTTTACCCTTGACAATTGGGATCCTTTCGTATATAATGTATGAAGATTACAGAAAGCAAACGCTTGAGGAGTAGACTATGGGCTGGTGGAATGAACTAGTAAGACGTGCTGGCTTGAAGCCAAAGTATGAAGTAGATGAACTTGAACAATGGGAATACTCAGAGGGTGTACCTATACAATACGTGGAGCAAACGATGCCTTTAAAAGAAATCTTTTTAAGTTACGTTGAACGTCAACGCAGTGCAAATGCAACAAAAGAAGCATATGGTCCAGATGATCCTAAAACTGTTGAGGCGTATCAAGAGGCTAACGCATACAAGCGTAAAGTTTTAGATATGATTGAACAGGTGGAAAGCAAATGAGTAATTACATGCCAGATAACTGGGTGATTATTAAAATCAAAGGCGATGATCCGCACTATCGTGTGCTTGCTGGATGGTCAGGTGGATATCTTGACGGAGATGCTTGGCGCATGAATAGCGGCATCACAAGAGTAGAGAAGGGTAGCACAACTTGGAAGTTCTATGGCTCAAGTGGTAGTTGCTATGAATGCGGTATGCATAACTATACTCTTCGTATGAACAATGCTCATATTTGGACACAACTGCAAGAAAAGCATGGCGACATAGTTGAGATGATGCCTGAAGATACTGATTGGCTTACTGTTGATTGGATAATCAAATGAACGAAGAACGTGAGAAGGCATTGCAAGAACTTTCTGACCTCGGGCAAGAGATGGAGAAAGAGCGAATCCTAGAAGAGCATCGTATTGATACTTGGTGGGATGGGTTATCTGAGCAAGAGAGAGAAGATGCCTTCTACTCTGTCTGTAAGCGTATGCATCAATCTGAAATCAAAGATAAAGGCACTTATCGTTATGCGTTGTATGATGTGTTTAAGTTTGGTCCCAACATGTATATGCAAGGTATGGACTGTGGCTTCATGGCACTGCACAATGCGATTGGTGATGGTGAAGACTATCAAGCAATGCGTAGCGTGAATCGACTAGAAGTGATTGACCAAACTGGTAGACTTTGTGTTCGATACCTTGACGAAGATGAAAGAGTGCGTTATAATCTACAAGACGATGACAAGACACTCAAGGTGTTTGTTGACAAGGTTACAATTTTTAATGTGGATGACTTATGACATTACCTATAGAAAGAACAAATGCAGTTCTGAATACTGAGAAGTTCTTGTGTGATTTGCTAGACCCGAAGAAGACACCACGAGTCCCGAAAGAGATACGTCAACGGGCAGCGAGGTGTCTGAGACATTATCCCTCCCGCTATAACATGGCGAATATAAAAGACAGTTTCGAGGAGAAAGACTATGGCTAGAGATATCTGGCTAATCAGTGACACACACTTTGGTCATGAAAACATTCTAAAGTTTAGAGATGGTGGTCCTGATGGTCCACTGATTCGTGGTAATCTGTTTGATAGTGTTGAACAGATGGATGAATACATGATTACGCAGTGGAATCGCTACGTGAAGCCAGGTGATATCGTCTATCACTTGGGTGACGTATTCTTCGGTAACAAAGACACGTTTCTAAAGAACTTCAAGAAACTGCATGGCGCAAAGCGTCTGGTTGTGGGTAACCATGACGATATCAAGTGGATCGCCAAGCACGAACTGTTTCAAAAGATTATGATGTGGCGTATGTTTCCCGAACATGGAATGCTCTTGACACACGTGCCAGTTCATGATACTATTATGTATGAAGGTCGTTTCAGAAACTACGAAGGTCTTCCGTTGAACGTGCATGGTCACATTCACCAGAACCCGAGTCCTACTGAGAACCACAAGTGCGTGTGTGTTGAGCAAATCGACTTCACACCTATTCACATCGAAGATGTAAGAGACGGAAGGAAAGTAAGATGAAGGTTGATATACCACCATATGAAGAACGAGATAGTGCAGGAATGCAGATTACTATTCACAAGTGGGATACTTGGAATATGGATCATACTCTTGCACTTATCATTCTACCTATGCTTAAGCAACTCAAAAAAGAGAAGCATGGTGCGCCTAACGTGGACTCTAGTGATGTTCCAGAAAATTTGCGTATGAACGATATCAACGCTAAAGAGTATTGGACTGACGGCACTACAGATGAAAACTTTTTCAAACGTTGGGACTACGTGATGAACGAGATGATATTTGCTTTTGAAAACAAAGTAGATGACTCTTGGCAAGACCAATTCTTTACCGATAGCGAAGAAGTAGTTGAAAAGTCCGAGATTGAATTTAAAGGTGTTGGGCCTGCACAACTTCGTCTGTTCCCAGATGAACACGGTGACATGGAAGACTATGAACTTTATGAATGGGTTCGTGGTGAAAGACCTCGTAAGTTTGACAAAGAAGGCTTAAAACAGTATCAAGAAAGAATCTCTAATGGCTTCCGCTTGTTTGGGAAATACTATGAGTCACTTTGGGATTGATGATATGGAACTAGACGATACGACAACACAAGAAGAATACAAAGAGGCTTCGTCACAAACGAGAGCCCGTAATCTTGCTATGGAGTTGTCGAAAGAACGTAAGCGTCTGAAAGCAGAACTTGCAGAGTTGCAAAGCGAAGTTGAAGACCTTACACCAACAACGCCAACTGGCACACTTGACTGGTATGTTAAGTGGATCGCAACGATACTTGCAGTTGTCGGTGTGTTTACGATTAGCGCAGGCTTTACAATCGAAGGTCAGATTGCGTATCTACTGTCAAGCATCTGTTGGGTGTTTGTAGGTATGCAGTGGAGTGATAGAGCTATTATGATTGGCTCTAGTATTGCAGGTACAGCCGTTGCAATGAATCTAGTAACAACAGCGGTAGGTGGATGACAGAAAAAACTATTATTCTTATTACTGATATACTTGAGCAAAAGCTCCGTAAAGAGAAAGAGCTTGAGTTCTATGAAGCCGAGTTGAAAAAGCTTCAAGAAAAAATGTATTGGGTCAAGCGAGAAATAGACTTGACAAACACGATCATACGTGTTATACAGGATGAGAAAGTAATCGATTTAGTAGAGGAGTCGGAGCGGAAGCTTCTGATAGACAAGGATGATTAAATCTTATGTGAAGAAACTAGCGGCGGCACTTATCAGTGTCTTCGGCTTCAGTTTAGTTTTATGGCTTATGGTGAGCTTTGTTAATTGGGAACTTTGGATTATACCAATGAATGAAGTCTACCAGACAGCAAGAACGCTAGTTGTTATGGCAATCGTGTATGCTGGAATTTGGCAGTATCTCAACTCAGAGGATTAAAATATGATACATCATGAACCGCTTTTTGATACTGAGAAAGTGTGTAAGCATTATAGTGAGAAAGACGGTGTGCCAGTGAAGTATGTCTGCACTAGCGCAACGAATGCGTATGGAGACTTTGCATGTGACATATTCTATCGTGAGACGCCACACCCAGAATTTGGCAATCGCTACTTTGCTTTGTTCTTTAGGTCAACTGGTCCAAAAGAAGAACAGCGTCAACTTCTAATCACAAATGCTGATAAAATTGAAGACTTGACATTCGATATGTTTTATAGTAAACTGGAAGAGAAATGGTACTACAGTCAACATCGTCATGATTTTCGACGTGTGCCTGGTGCTAACATCAACATTGATGGTGGTCGTTCATATGTTCGTGTCGTTGGAGATATTCACGGTGACTATCAACGTAAGTGCATGAAAGTGAAAGATGGTGAATTTGTGGAGTGCGAAGATGAGTAAAGCATTTTGGTCGTCAGTTTGTTATTCGTTAATTGGATTTGGCATCGGACTAGCACTAGGCAGTTATACACATCCATATGAACAGTGTGCTAGAATGTATAACTCGCCTGAAAACATTGGCGAATGTGTTTGGATCAAGGAGAATCCGTAATGACTGAGGAACTATATCAATTCTTAGCATGTGACTATTATGCGACTGGCGAAGGTAAAACCATCTGTCTTCTGATTACTCGTGCGTATCCACGTTCTGATGACTATGAAGATTATGTGTTGACTTCTAACCCGCCTAAATATGTTTTGAAACCAGGTCGTACACCTAAGACAATAGCAGCCCGTGAATTTCGTGATGCTTTTGGCAGTTGGCATTTACAAGGCGCTGAGAACTTGCCTCGTGAGGAGTTTCTAGAACGCTTCGGGCATTATTTGCCAGATTTTATAAAAACACTCTTGACAAATGAAGAACAACCTGGTAATCTAAACTTCAAACAAGAATTTCATCTTAACTATTCGTGAGGAATAATATGAGCAAAGAAAATAACTATGTTGTGGTCACAACTGTATCGTCACATCGAGTGCGTTACGTTGTACCCATGGATGAACTGCAGAAGCTGAATGAAGATGCTCCTGTTGATCCTGCTTGGGCGCTTGATTGCGTCACTATGCAAGAAGTCAAAGAATTTAGTCAACAGCATATTGGTGAGCAAATCATTGATGCACAAGTTGTCAATGAAGATGTTATCTTAAATATGTTTAGCTCAGATAATGATTATCTGAAAAGTTGGGAAGAGGAGTTTAAACTCGCATGGATTCGCCATTGGAAAGAAGAGCCGACAGAAGAAGAGACGGCAGCGTTCGAGAAGATTCGGGAGACGTTCGGGTTTCCCAAGAGCGATACCATGATTACATCTTAAGAAAACTCAGAGAAGACCGTGAGAGCAATGATATATACTCTCACGGTATGAGTTTACCCAGTGAACGGGATAATGAGATATGACAGATGAACAAATGGTAGCGTATCTGCGAAGACAAGCACATTGGACTACAGAAAGTCCTTGGAAAGAAATCGCAGATAGACTTGAACAATTAAGCAAAGGGAAAAAAGATAATGGCTAAAAAAGGTGGTAGCGGAAAGACTTACACTTCGAAAGGTGAGCGCAAAAGTTCATACGGTGTGAAGCGCCGTGATCCTGCAGAACGAATTCTGAATAAGATGAAAGCGTTGGCTAAGGGTAAAGATGTTGTGTTTACGATTGAGAACCCAAATAAAAATGAGACGAATCGTCGTTTCATCAAATACAAAGTCTATGGCAAAGACTATCTAAAGTCTGGTAAAGCCCAAGGCTATATGATCAAAGGCGGTGACGCATGATAGAAATTTATGGCACACCAACATGCGGTTTTTGTAAAAAAGCAGTTGCATTAGCAGAACAGTATGCACTCAAGTATACGTATAAAGATGTGACTGCAGACGAAACGTATATGGCAGAATTTAAAGAGAAGTTCCCGAATCAGAAATCAGTTCCGCAGATTATGTGGAACGGCAACTGGATTGGTGGTTATAATCAACTAGCAGAAGAGATTCAGAACACTCGAAACTTTGGACAGGAATCTTGTTAAGTTATGGAATTTAAAACTGAAGTAAAAGAGTTGGCTAACGGTGACAAAGAAGTTACAATGCGCCCAGTTCAAAAGCCAGCCCGTGGTGGCACTGAACTTATGGCAGAACGCATTGCAAGTGCTGTTGGTGCAGAACTTCTTGAAAGGGCTCAAATCACACACTCACGTGTGCGTGAACAAGATGAGAACAAAGAACAGCTATTAGTTCTACACGATCTACCGCTTGATCCAGAGTCTGCACATTTGAAAGACGAAGGTTGGAACAAGTTCGCAAAGTTGTTCTTTGTATCGCATTGGCAACAAGCAATGTATCATTCGTATCTAGGTGTACCCTATGAGGCAGGTCTAGTAGTACGAAATGGTGTTGAGCCATTCGGTGAGTTTGAGAAGCCTAACCCTCTGGATGATGGCGAGAAAATTCGATTGATGTATTACTCTACACCACATCGAGGGTTGCACATTCTTTATCATGTGTTCGAACAGTTGGCAAAAGACTTCCCAGGTCGTCTTGAGCTAAACGTGTTCTCTTCGTTTGACCTGTATGGTTGGGATGCACGTGATGAGCAATTCAAAGACTTGTTCGAAAAGCTAGAAGAGCATCCTGATATTAACTATAGCAAGTCGGTATCGAATGAGCGTATTCGTGAAGAAATCAAGCGTTCTCATATACTTGCTTATCCTTCAACTTGGAAAGAGACTTCATGTCTATGTCTGATTGAAGCGATGATGGGTGAGATGACCTGTGTACACTCTTCGCTTGGCGCACTGCCTGAGACAAGCATGGGCTTGACTGAGATGTACAACTATAGTGATGATGTTCAAGTTCACGTCAATCGATTCTATTCTACTATGCATCATATCATTTCACAGTATGAAGACCCGCTTGGTTGTGCTAATCTGATTGCTAAGGGTAAGCGTAATCGTGAACTAGCAGAGTCTATCTACTCGTGGAACAAGATTGGTCCACAGTGGAAAATGATTGTCGATGCGCTGGTAAATCAGCAAGACGACGAAAATTAACCCTTGACAAGGCTTTTGTCGTTTGTTATGATGTAGTGTAAATTGACTGAGGAGTTTTATATGCCTAGAAAGACAAAAGCACAGATTCGTGAAGAACTTGCCGCCGCCCGTGGTCCTGTAAAGAAACCACGTAAGCGGCGCAAGCCCATGACTGAAGAGCAAAAGCAAGCAGCCGCCGAGCGTCTTGCTAAAGCACGTGCGGCACGACAAGAAAAAGTCGGTCCGCCTAAGAATGTTAGTCCTGACGTTCTAGCACTTAAAGACGAAGACACTTTGTCGCTGAAGAATGTTCGACAGTGGATCAAAACTCAGAAAGAGTTGTTGGCTGCCGCTCGACGTGATGAACGTGCTAACGTGAAGGGTGCAACAGCGAAAGTTGCTAACCACGAAGGTTATATCAGAAATCTTGAAACGTATATTCGAACTGGTACGTATGTCGATATGTTCTACGGTGAGCATATGAATAATCGAATTAAGACTGTGTGCATTGTGCCAGCATACGACAAAGACGGTAACATGAAACGCTCTTATGGGT